GTTGCAGGCGCTTAAACTTTTACCTCGTAACAAGGAGTTCTAAAATGATCCATCAAGTAATCGCTGTTCAAGATATTAAGGTCGGTGCTTTTTCTAAGCCTGTTGCTGTTCCTACTGATGGTGCTGGCGTTCGTGCGTTTCAAGATGCTGTGAATGATCCTTCTACTGAGTATAATAAGCATCCTGAGGATTATTCGATTTTTAATCTTGGTACTTTTAATGATCAGACAGGTGAGTTGATTACGGCTAAACCTACTCATCTTGCTTCTGCTGTTGCATTGCTTAAGGTTTCGGGTTAATATTTGGTTAGGCTGGCCGGGCAGCCTGAGAGGTGACTATAGGTCATTACCCGGTCTAACTTTTAGGGAGATATTTTGAATGTTTAATCAGTCGTCTTTTAAATTGCCTTCGGTCATGCAGCATGACTTTTCTCGTGCTCCTCAAATTGGTATTTCTCGTTCTTCTATTGATATGTCGTGTGGTTACAAGTCGGCTTTTGATGCTGGTTATCTTATTCCGTTTTTCTGGCAGGATATTCTTCCCGGTGATACTTTGAATGTTCGCGCAACTATTATTGCTCGTCTTGCTACTCCATTTTATCCGATCATGGATAATCTTTATTTGGACACTCATTGGTTTTTCTGCCCTAACCGCCTTCTGTGGTCTAATTGGGTTAAGATGATGGGTGAGCAAACGAATCCGGGTGATTCGATTGCTTATACTACCCCTCGTCAAGTTATTCCTGTTGGTGGTTATACTTTGTCATCTCTTGGTGATTATTTCGGTATTCCTGTTTTGATTGCTGGTCAAGAGAATCCTAACGCTCTTCCTTTCCGTATGTACAACCTTACTTGGAATCAGTGGTTTAGGGATGAGAACCTTCAAAATTCTGTTGTAGTTGATACTGATGATGGTACGGACGCTGCTGCTGATTATGTTCTTTTGAAGCGTGGTAAGCGTTTCGATTATTTTACTGGTTGCCTTCCGTGGCCTCAAAAGGGCACGGCTGTTACTTTGCCTCTTGGTACTTCTGCTCCTGTAATGGGTATTGGTGCAAATAACGTTGTTACAACTGGCACTGGTGGTACTAATCCTGTGTATGGTGCATACCCTGCTGGTACTAATTCAGTTGGTCAGGCTGGTCAAGCGTTTATCGCTTCTAAGTCTGCTGTTGGCACTGCTGCCGCTACTGCTTTTAATTCTTCTAATTCCAATATTTTTGCTGATCTTTCTACTGCTACTGGTGCAACTATTAATGATTTGATTTATTCATTCGCTGTCCAGGATTTGCTTACTATTGATGCTCGTGGTGGTACTCGTTATACTGAGATTCTGGAAGCACATTTTGGTGTGACTTCTCCTGATGCTCGTTTGCAGAGGGTGGAGTTTTTGGGTTCTTCGTCTAATCCTCTTTCTATGTATTCTGTACCTAATACTTCTGATACGGCTACTCGTAAGCAAGGCGCGCTTGCTGCTTATTCACAAGGGATAATTAACAATGAGGGCTTCGTTAAGTCGTTTACTGAGCATGGAATTGTCTTGGGTTTGGTTTCTCTCCGAGCTGACCTTACTTATTCGCAAGGATTGTTGCGGAAATGGTCGCGTACTACGCGGTATTCCTACTTTTGGCCTGCTCTTGCTCATCTTGCTGAACAGCCCGTGTATAACAAGGAAATATTCCTTCAAGGCACTGCTGGGGCTGGTGCGGACGATCTCGTTTTCGGCTATCAGGAAAGATGGGCTGAATATAAGTACAATCCTTCACTATTGACTTCTTTGATGCGCCCGGATGCTGCTGGTACTCTTGCTGCTTGGCATGTTTCGCAAGATTTTGCTGCGCTTCCTACGCTTGGTTCTACGTTTATTCAGGAGAATCCTGATATTGATCGTGCTATTCAGGTTCCTTCTGAGCCTCATATTATTTTTGATAGCTATATTAAGGTGATTGCTGCTCGTCCGATGCCGTTGTATTCTATTCCCGGTTTGGCTAATCGTTTCTAATGAAATGGTGGGAGTATGATGACTGGTGGGAGTGTATTGTTGATTTTGCTTCTGTGCATGATCTTCGGTTTATTCTTGCTGTTCATGCTCCTCCTCGTGATGTGGCTGTTCTCGTTGC